TTGAACCTGGATAAGACATGTTGAGACCAACCGGTTCCAACAAACCTTTAATTCTATTAAAGATTTGCTTCTGTTGTGCCGTCAATAGCACAATTGACTGTGGGCCCAGATTCTTACAAATATCAAGAAAATTGTCGTTAGACATTTTCCGCCATTTGTAAACAGGCAGGACTTGATCCTCAGTAATAATCTTACCAGCAAACTCACAAAGTGAATTTGAGGATAAGGATTTCTGAGGTGACCAGGGACATTTCATAACAGACATAATATCTGTATATGATTTGAACAACTGATCGTCAAGTATCACAACATCATCACCTAAAACAAAGAACTGATGATCATACTTCTTTCCTAGAAGGAAAAGAAGTAAAAGACCATGAGTTAATGTAAACATACCAAAACTTGGATACAATCCAAGAGGTTGGCCACGTTTCCATTGAATATCACCAAATTCAGATTTCCATCTGAGTCGAGATATTTCTTCAATTAGGTTAATGTCTATGATATCACCAAAGATTGAACGTAACGTTTCAAGCTGCAACCCTAAAGGGAAGTAGTCTGTCGCGCCAGTTAAATCAATGGAATGAACTTGCTTGCCTTCTGACAAGGATCTCTGGATCCAAGGTATTGCTTTAGACTGATTGAATGTACAATCCCACTCACACTTTTTAACGATGTCATAAATGGCATCGCCAATTGGTTTGAGTGCCAACTGATGAATCCGATAAGGAGAAGCGATAGATCGCAACTTCATACCGGGCTCCTGTAGGAAGTGAACTTCACCTCCATACATATGTTTATCAGGATTAACCTTCAATCTCACAAGAGGACCGAGAATTCCTTGGGTTACAGGAGCATAAAGCTCATTGTAACGCCATGCGAATTCGTAGTTTTCTCGACCCGTAGAATAAGTCATTTCTGACATTATATTTTCGGATTGATGAACACGTTCGTCTGAATGAAATTGAGGCGCCCATTTTGTGGGTGAACCTCGATATTCAATAAGACTATTCGAACCTCTAGTGACTTTGTGGAGGGGAAAATGACCCTTCACAAACTGAGAATAATTGTAATAAAATGATGGTGTCAAATCATCATTCAATTCACAATTAACGCCATCCATAAACTTCTTAAGCTGTGACTTAGTCACAGTTTCTGAAGTAAATAGAGAAGCGATGTTGAGAGCTTGGAGGCAGCTATTGAATCTCTTACGAGAGTTTTTTAGTGAACCACCAAACAAACACCATCTCATAACGGAGCCAAAGATACCAAAAGGAAGATTATCTGAGTTCTTTCGAACCCAGGTAAGCTCCGATGGTAAACCCGCCTTACGGCGGATAAGGTCAAGTTTATAGGCTTTAAGCCTAGAAACTGTCCACTCTGGCCCATTTTCTCTAACCCACTTAAACGTTAAATCCACAAGTGGATTTATCATATAATGGGGTAGACCTATGGCTACAAGGCGATACCGTGCTCCTCTCTCTAACCTACTAAAGGTAACTCCCCCCACACTTTGTGTGGGAGATTTTATCTTTTGTA